TTCAGCATAAACCATTGGAACAATTGTGGCTTTTAGAGATGTAGTAACGGAATTGGCGCCTGTAACAGACAAAGTAGGATTTTGTAGATAACCTTTCCCACGTTTAAGAACATTTCCAGTGGTCAGATTAGCGACATTTCCAGTTGTGGGAGCTGTGGATCCTACTGTAACAAAATCACCAGTTGATGCAACCGCTGAAAGTGTTGCTGTTTTACTATTAGCACCGGCTACAGTAAATTCAATAGCAGATACTCCGTGTGTTTTTTTATTTGTTGTCGTATTAAATGTCGCAATCCTATATGCACTGGTACCACCACTTAATTTTACATCATGGAACATGACGTTTGATACATGTATTATTAATGTAAAATATAATTGTACAAATTTATAATAATAATAGAGAGCATAAACACTTTGTTTACGGAACGTTGTATCAAGTTCAAATAAGGTTTTTAATAATAAAAATATAAGAGTCTTATCGCGATCTATTAATGATAGTTCCGTTAATTTTGTTACATCTGTTAGCTCACTATATTTCTGGTACTTATAATTACCTATATCTGTTGTTTCCGTAGTTGGAGTTGTCCTAGCTTCATTTTTCAAAAATTTAGTTGCTGCGTCAACTTCAACTGAACCTTCCTTTGTAAAAATATCTTTATAATTATAATCATTGGCAACCATCTCCGTATTAAAACTTTGTATCGATAGAAATAGCACATTTTTTGATGTTTCCCCAGCCCCACTCAATGTAACAGGGCGTATAAATCCAACATTCCGGTTATCAGGTCCCGGTACGAAAGCCGACGAATACCAAAATCTCGATTTATCCGATACTAACTCTATTCTTTCAATTTTGATATCAACAGTATATCCCGTATCAAAAGTTGTTTTATCTTCATTATCTATACAGTATTTATATGCCTCTAATATATCTACAAAAACATTAACGACCTTTAATGTGTTTATAAGAGTATCTCTAATGTTAGTTTGATATCCGAATCCCCCTTCCGCTGTTCTATTTACAAAACATAATTCACTCTCAGTTTCCGCCAAATTGGGATAGTTTTTAATATTGAAATTAATAATTTGTTTAATAAATTTACCAAACTGATCAGTGCTATATTTGGTTTCTGTTGTAGTAGCCGGTATATTTAACTTTACAACATCTTTTAACGCGGTAGTCTCGCTAAGTAGTCCGTTCTGTCCGCCAGCACTGCTTATTTTACTAAAAAATTCACGATTGTATATCAATAATTTCTCAGATATCGTATTTATTTCATAATTTACAAGCGTTGTCGCCATTCAATATATCCTCTATTACTATATATATTTTATTTTAGAAGCAAGATCTATAGTAAAAGGATTCGCCGCTATTTTCATTATAACGAATTATTTTTACAATGTCTCCGTATTTTAACCCGATCCATTTTGCTATCGGGTCGGTTGGGTATATTCTAGACATATCTAGTTTGCTCCGTATCATATACTTTTTCATAAAGTCGGCGATTTCACTCTCGGTTAGTTTAATGTGTTGCGGGACGTATTCGTGCTTCGTCGGGTTAAACATAAGTTGCTTCACCTGAAAATATTGAAGCATTCCTCCGCTCTTTTGGAATAATTTATCATACTTGTTAAGTTGCGATATAAGGGGGAGCGATATCGTGTCATTGTTAAAGATAAGGATTATATTTTGCTTTCCCTTGTGTTTTTTTACAAACCCCGCGATATTCGTATCATCGTCCTTCAATTCGTCAATAATATTCTTTCGCGTCTTTTTGGTTAAAGCGAAGATCAGCGTTGTATGCGATGTTTCAAACTCTATACAACAAGCGTCGCTGTCATATTTATCCTTTTCGATCGACGCTTCGTGCTCTTCAAAGAGTGTTATATCATCTCCGCGACTTTTGAGCATCTCCTTCAAATTATGAATTACAATATTGATATCCATATTATCTTGTATATTCTATATTATATAAATCTTATATTAATATCATTTTTTATGTAATAGATTCTCTATTATTTTAGGGTCTATATAGCTTTTTTTACAAATGCTATAACTATTATGTAATTTATGAGCAACCATCTCAATCGCGCCTTTAATATCCTTCTCGTTATCTTTCGCATTTGCGTCAGCGTCAGCATCCGTCTTCGCGTCCGCATTAACAGAGCGACGACGTTTTAGTTTTCGCTGCTTCTGTAACTTCTTATAATAGGTTAAAAAAAGCATATTCGCATTCCACGTCCGCAAGTCCTTTGTGGTGATCGCAATGGAATATGGAGCACTGATTACTCTCAGATATTCATTCACGTCATTTGAGGTGATCACCTTGTCCCCTTCATACCGAAATATATATGCTTCTTTCTGATCATTATTATCTTTATTCTTTTGATATAGATAGGCGTAGATTATCTTGTTGTCGCATTCCGCCACATTACGAACTCCTTTTTTCCCGATAAAGTCAATAATGAATTTATTATCTTGAAACTGTAAATGTTTGTATTTTAACGTTGTTAGTCCCACCGAGTTATTATCCTTTTCGTATTTTTTGTTGCCTATCCGGAACCCGCATGTTAATATAAGCGTGACAATTACAGCGATCGCCACCGTTTTTTCATCGCCACGATTTAAATCCTCGGCTACTTTCCTCTTTAATTTGGAAAAAAAATGAATGGATGCCGAAATCTTATTGTATTTCTTTTTATTCTGTTTCGCGATAAACGCCGGATGATAGAGCACCTGCTTTCGGTTCTTTGAGTCATATCCGAATGCTATAATCTTTTTATTATTTAAAATTGTTACATTTTCATACGCAGGCGGTATTTTCAATTCTTTAATCTTTTCTATTGCGTCGATGTCCGTGATCTCTGTCTTTTCTTCATCCTTTCCCTTCCCTTTCACCTTGTAATACGCGAACCCCGTTTTATAAGTTCCTATTCGAATCGTTTTCATATTCCTATATATACATCTTATTACAAAGTAATATTATATATTACTATAAAACGCTTTCACATATTGGTTTATTTTAAACGAGTTTTTTGATACATCCATTACCCGAATGCTTCTCAAACTTTTTGCCCTCGATAATGCGGTATATGCCTGTCCACACGTAAATATATTGTCTCCCAAATCAATCTCTAGAGCGTCTATCGTCATCCCTTGCGACTTATGGATAGACAGTGCATACGATACCTTAAGTGGCAGATGTAGAATAGACGACTTCGTTTTCTCAAACACATCCTTATAATACGCTATCGTACGAAGATTACCCTCGCAATCCTTCACAATTGCAAAGTCATTGAACAGTTTCTTAACGACACCTCGCATACCATTCACAACACCATTGCCGATGTCTATGTTTCGTGTTACGATTACCTGCGCGTTCTCTACTAATTCTACATCATATTTTGCGATATTAGCCTGACTCAATTCAATTCCCTTGCTAGCCTCCGCCTTATATAGACACCTTTTATAACCACTCGCCTTTAACTTGGTTATTTCCAGATCATTTATTCTATCAACATTCACATTCTTAGGATATAATTTCGTAGGTATTATTTCGTCGTCAAACTGCGTATTCCGGAGAGCATTTAAAACTTTCAAAATATTTTCGGTACATTTGCCTTTCCGGATAATCTGTAGTATCTTTTGAAATAAGACATCATCATTCTGTCGCACCAGTTCATCCAACATAATAACTTTAATACACGCGTCTTTCCATAATGCTGACAAAAAGCAATACGTGCCATTCACCGGTGCTAACTGGCAAAAGTCCCCTATAAAAATAATTTGTATTCCTCCAAATGGTTTTCGCAATAATCCTTCATCTTTCAAGTGATGTGATTTAACATAACAAAGTAATTCTGAAATATTCTCAAATAAAGACGTGTCCATCATAGATACCTCGTCAATAATTAAAACATCCAATTCTGCGAGCGTCCTATAGATAGTAGAACGGTTCTTAATCTTTATAAAGATTTCTGCGAGTGTCTCCTCGCCGATCCCCATACCCATAAAAGAATGGATCGTTTGTCCGCCAATAATAAACGCAGCAGTCCCTGTGGTTGCTGTAAGCCCTATATTCTTATTTTGAGTTTTTAACAACTCTATAATATATTTGATAGTATAGGATTTTCCGGTACCTGCTGGTCCGGTAATTAATATATTATCGCCATTCATCGTTTGTTCTACTGCCAACTTCTGCTTCTCATTTAGCATAGGTTTCCTTATATAGGTATCTTATTTATTCTTTACGATGACAGAGTATCAATTTTTTATATAAGAAGAATAAAAAGTAGTAAAAACTTGGTTATAGAGTGGGGGCTATATGTATCTATTGTAAATATACTTTCTACATAGCGTTTATCTTCCTTATCTATTTATATAGAAGATCTTGCCGATAACCCCAAAATAGTAGCGAAGATAGATAAAGCAATGGAAGCAAAAACGGCTTTGAAACTCATATCGCGGATTCTTGCTACTTAAAGGATTCTTGCTATTTTTTAGGTTTAGCTTTCGGTTTCTTTTGTAAATACATAATATTCACTATATCCAGGAATTTTTTTGTCAATTATAATTGATAATTTATCAATTTCCAATTTTGAATAGGTAAAACCATTAAAGGGATTATTTTTAAAATAAATATCATTATCATCTTCTTTATATACTGGAAATAAAACCATTCCATTTAATTTTAATTTTTTTAATGAATTAGTAAGAATTTTAAACATTATTTTATTATTCGAATTATTACCTAAATAGCTCAAATATATAGGGCAATTTATACCCCATATATACATTAAACTATTATCATCAATTTCGCCCCATTCATCATCACTCGTTTTACATAATGGATCTATATACTTAATATTATCACCAATTTTATTGCCTATTATTCCATCTTGTATATAATAATATAATTGTGGATGTTTTAATTCTGGATATGTTACAATACTACAATGACATACAATCGCTAATTCAGATTCATTAATATCTTTTAATTGTGGTAAAACTCCCCCTCCTCTTATCCTATTCTTCCTAGGTTTCTTTTTCGGTTTAGCAATAGGTTTAGGTTTAACAATAGGTTTCGGTTTAACAATAGGTTTAGGTTTAGAAATAGGTTTAGGTTTAGAAATAGGTTTCGGTTTAACAATAGGTTTAGGTTTAGAAATAGGTTTAGGTTTAGAAATAGGTTTCGGTTTAGCAATAGGTTTCGGTTTAGCAATAGGTTTCGGTTTAGCAATAGGTTTAGGTTTAGCAATAGGTTTCGACATATTATCCTTTCTATATTATAATATAAATAAATAATGTATGCTTGCTACTTAAAGGAATTATCAAATAAATAGATAAATATGTCCTATTTTACGCATTAGTATTATAAAGTTGATTATAAATGTTAACCCTTTATATTTGCCGATATTGCAAAAAGATAGCATTCAAACCGAAAGCAACTCTGAAAGCAATCTGCCGCCTTCAAACGAACGCAAACCAGCCTTCAAACGAACGCAAACGAACAATGAACAGCTCTATCGAGACGAGCAGGAATTATGCTTATCACACCTTCGCAAATGTCGAATTCACAGGCTTTGTTGATATATGGCACTTGAATAACAAATATGATTACGACTATCATCTTTTCATCCGATATGGCAACAAGATCTATATGGACGTGAAGGGTGTCGGAGAGGTCGTGATTACATACGAAGAACTACAAAAAAACAAGTATTGGAAATATTACTATGACCTGTCGCTGATGCTCGCGGATGACAAGCAGATTGTGGCACAGGAACTACGATTTAGCAGTGATTATTGCGATTATATATTATATGATACGGCGAGGCATTGGTGGATCGACACTAATTATATAGTGAATAATGAACTCCACAGATACGGAGATAAGGGTATTCGTGACACATATGATAAACTCGTGTATTTCAAAATCAACCCTTTCGACTTGGAGAATATGGATTACACTTCACAAGAAGATTTGGAAGTATTCCGAATGAATTATATGTCTTCAATCGAGGTCTTTGAAACGAAGTGCGCCGTTTACAATAACCTCGCAATTGAATATCAAACTAAAAAGATGGAGGAAATGAACGAAGAAATCGAAGAACTCTCAGCATACTTCAAGTTTGAAGTGGAGGATAGAAAGAATGTTCTAAGTGTCATCGCACTATATGAAAAAAATGAAGATATGAATAGAGACGTCCTTATGATGATTTACAAAAATCTTGTTCGAACGAACGCAAATCATTTCCACCTCGTGGCTAGCATAGGCTGCTAATTAATGCGCGATGAATATATGTATATATTTTTTATTTTTCTTAAATATCATAAAATAACTGAAGTAAGTGAAGTAAGTAGAAAATAAATATGAATATGATGAATGTGCGAACATTACAAGAAAAGCAGCCAGTAATAGATATGGGTCCTGTTAGGAGTTCTGTTCGGAGCAGGAATTCGCCACCAAAGGGCTCGCCACCAAAGGGTGTAGCAAATAGGAATCCGTATAATAGTAATGTATGTTTCCTATGCGGCAAAGCAGGACACTACGGTAACCAAAGTTCTTGCCACGCTGCTAATAAAGAACGAAAAGAATATTACTGATAAATATTTTACACATTATTATAAAATTGATTATGAATGTTAAACCTTTATATAGCAGATATTGCCAAAAGATAGCATTCAAACCGAACGCGAACCAGCCTTCAAACGAAGATGAACTCCACCATCGCAAACGCAGAACTATTCGTATCTATTTTTTATATCCATTTATATATACTGTATCCTTCCTATCCTCTCTTTCACTACATAAGAATCATAATAGAACTTGCTAAATAACCAAATAATACCTACGCCATATGTCGCAAAAAACGTGATAATGGCATAATTAAACCACGTCTCAATAGGCGGATAGTAAAAATAGAAGTTAGAATACAAGACAACGAACTGACATAGTTGCATCGTTGTGATATATTTTTTTATATATCTTACCTGCTTTATTTTCAAAAGACAACCAAGATAATAGGAATACATTATGGTATGAACTCCGCTATTTAAGAGTGTCGCCATCCATATCATATCAACATTGTATGAATAAAGTAAGTGCCAAGATATTACCGCGCCTACATGATGATATTTTTGGAGAAATATTGGCGTTTTACCATTAAGATACAATAAAAACGTATCCGCAAATTCGTAATATTTTGAAATATAAAACCAATACATAATAGTATCGAATTGCTTATTTTCAAAATAATAATTGGACTTGAAGACGATTCCGTCTTTATATAAAATGTTCGCAAGTGATCCAAACGTCAACGCGCTAAAAATCACTAATAGTGCGTTGTGAATAACTGATACCTTATATAGTAAATCAGGATTTATACGTAGATGCTTGGGATATGCTAAGTAACCTGCAATCGCCACGAGAAGAGTAAGATGTGATGTCATTTGTTTATGTTTATATAGATAATATTTATATCTATTTTGTTCATATTTTTAGCATACTCGTTTATGTATCGTCAGAGTCAGACTCATCGTTATACTCAGAGTCATAGTAATCGTCTTCAATAAATAACACTTTATAAATAACATTAAATCCGCGCGATGTAATCATACGTGGTATCAAATTCCTATCATAATGATAACTCTTACATAGTAGGAGATTATAGAGAGGCGAATCGATTAAAATCGGTGTAATGGTTCGCGGATTAAAGATAGGCATCATAGCCCACATTTTACATTCTTCGTGTGTAAAATTATTCTTTGTGTTTTCTTTTTCTACAACAAAATTTTTGTTCGGTGTCGGTTCATCAGAACCCACATGCTCCTTTTCTATTGCTTCCATCAACAAATAATAAGCATTTTCATATAATTTGTCATTCGTTCTTATCTTATCTCGATCATCTGGCGATAACTTGAATACATACTTTTCGTCTATCACATCATCTATGATATTTGACATATATCTAACTAACCTATCATCTAATTTTGGCGTATATTCACTCATAAATGAAATTAAATGCCTTTTTATATTTGATGGCAATTTGGTATTTTTGAAATATAATAAATCATTATTACTATGGGAAAAATATTCTATTTTTAATGTCCTTTTTATAGAAGAAGGATATAGAATATGCGAGTATATATTACGAATAAAAGTCTTAATTACTTTTGAGAAATCATTAGTGTTGGGGAAAAACCCATCAAAATAATTTATTTGTTCAGATGGTATCGTCTTATCATTTTTAAAATACATACGGATACCATAGACTATCTCTGTTTTATCATCATAACTAAACGATTTTACAATCTTCGCAATTAATTTCCGTCTTTTTTCTACCTCATTGAATAGTGAAACAAGAAATGTTTTAAGACTTGTAAAGATAGTAGAAATCATAGAATCATAATGATACATAATCTTATCTATGATTTCATCTGGTAAATCTCTTATTGTTTTACACCTTTGGACATTTAAAATGCCGATTTAACAGCAAAAAATATCTAAAAGTAGTAAAAATTTGGTTATTACATAGCGTGTACTATGTATGAATTCTCGTAAATATGTCCGGTCTTCTTCCTATTGTAAATATACTCTTTACAATATTTAACATATTTTGAACGGCATTCTTATCTCTATTATGAATTATCTCGCATTTCTGCTTATCCTCTTGATGAGAAAGTAATCCATTAATAGTTATTTTTTTATTAACCTTTATATCATTCGGTTTATGACTTTGCCTTATCATAAAGGGTGATATCTCGCAATTGCAACAATTGCATAGTTTAGATGTCCTAAACTCATTCACTAAATAGGTTCTAAATCCAGCATTCTTAAATATTCTTCTAAACTTTTTACAAATTGTAGGTTCTAACCCTCCTATATTACTACTACCCTTATCATAATCACCCATTATAAATACTACATCATTAGGTTCTCCAAACTTTTTAGTAAAGTTTTTTATCATTTTACTCTCGCTTTTTTGAGTATTGATATACCTGTTTAATTTGAACTTTCTAAAAAAGGTCTTTTCATAATGAGAAAATAACAATAGGTTCAGTTTATTTTTTTCAATCAAGTAATTCTTGAACTTTTCATAATTACATGTTTTCTTATTATGATTACTTAAAACGCTCTCAATTTCTTTAATATTCTTACCATTTATAAAGGTTGTATTATTAACTTCTTCAATAATCTTATTATATTTTTTTGTTCTTGTTTCCAATCTTCTTTGATTTTGAGTATATCTAAATGTTTCTAAATTACCATCATTATCTTTGCTACCACAATAAATTAAATCACTACAACCAGGATCTACGCATACTATCTTTTTACTTCTTAATTCATCTGTGATAATCTCTTTTTCTATATATTTTGTATTCTCTTCTGGTTTATTAATAGGATTATAATGTTTTAATGGTGATCCATTACTTCCTAATCTAATAAATAAAATACCAACAGAAATACCATCTGTCCTAATCATATAATTAAACTCATAATTATTCTTTTTGAAAATTTTATTATCTAACTTTAAAAACCTATTCCATAATTTAAATTGATTATTATCCTTTTTATAATTTTTAAAGTGTGTTGTCGTGCTTTCATCACCTAAAAAATTACTAATTAAAGCACATGTATCAATGCATATATTTTTAGGAATAATATTACTTCTTAATGGTAATATATTAAATAGTTTAATTTGTTTAACCTTATCACTATTAGTACTATCTTCTAATAGTATATCATTAAGTTTTTCAAGTTGAATATTTATATAGATAAATGACTTTAAATAATCTTTTGTATTAGAATGTAGGTCATAATAAATGCTATTTTTATCAAATGAAGGTTTATTAGGAACAATATGTATCTTTTGTTCTTTTATCCAACTATGATATTTTTCATCTGCTTTTAGATCATTTGTTAGTGATACAAGGTCGTCTTTAACTTTTTTGAATTCATTTGTTAATGATTTATACTTTTCTTTCCTTACTTCCTTGTCTTTTATCTTTTTAATCTCATCTTTTTGCTCTTGTAAATTAAAGGAAAGATTAACGAATTGATTAAGATGTGTAATAAAATGTTCTTGTATGTTATTATTTATATTTTTCTCAATATCAATTGCTTCGTATGCTAATATATAACTTAATTTATCATAATAGATTATTTCATTATCATAAATGGTAGTTATATAGTGTTCATTATAAAACTTATAAAGGTTCTTTAACAAATCGCTATAATCTTTTTCAGGTGTTGCACCTCTATTATCTTTTCTTTTAGTAATAACTTTAAAGACATCGCAGATAAAATTCTTATCAATTAAAGGGAACTCTAAATCATTTTCATATAGATAAATATAATATAATTTAATAAAATTACATGAATGAATAACAATCTTATTAGTTCGAATGACTAAATCATTAATGATAGGTAAGACTGCTTTATCTTTAAGAACATTATTGATGTTATTTTTAATAGTTTTCATATAGTCAAACTTTTCAAGGTCATCTCCTTTATTGCTCTTCGTTTTAGACATTTACATTATCTATATATAGTATATACATTATCTTTAAATAGTTTTATACTGAATATTTAAATAAATGATATATAACAATATTAATAGTATAATATTAGATTATAATGACGAAAATATGTTATGATAAGGATTTATTACAAGAGGTTTGTGATAGAGACAAGTGTATTATAGATTTTGATAAAATAGAAAAATATAATAGGGATACAAAGGTTGATTTTATATGTAATTGTGGGATTGAGTATAGTAAGACATTTAGGCAAATTTATGATGTAAGTGGAGGTTATTGTAAAAAATGTACGGAAAATAGAAGGCAAGAAAAGGTTAAACAAACTTGTATTGAAAGATATGGTGTTGAAAATACATTTATAAAATTAGATAATACAAGATATACAAAAGAACTATTAGAAAAAATATGTAGTAGAGACAAGTGTATTATAGATTTTGATAAAATAGAAAAATATAATAGAGAGATAAATATTGATTTTATATGTAATTGTGGTTTAACTTATAATAAAACATTTAGACAATTATATGAATTAAGTTATGGATTTTGTAAAATATGCACAGAAAATAGAAGGATTGATATGGTTAAAAAAACTTGTATTGAAAAATATGGTGTAGAATATGCTTCGCAATCACAAGAAACTAAAGATAAATCAAAGCAAACCTGTATTAAAAAATATGGTGTAGAATATTCATTACAATCACAAGAAGTAAGGGATAAATCAAAACAAACCTGTATTGAAAAATATGGTGTAGAAAATCCTTCACAATCACAAGAAGTTAAGGATAAAATGAAAACAACTTGTTTAGATAAATATGGCGTTGAATATGCTTCACAATCACAAGAGTTTAAAGATAAATTTAAACAAACCTGTTTAGATAAATATGGTGTAGAATATCCTATGCAATCTCAAGAAGTAAGGGATAAATCTATAAAAACTTGTCTAGATAAATACGGTGTAGAACATCCATCTCAATTACAAGATTTTCAAGATAAAATTAAACAAACAAGATTAGATAAATATGGTGTTGAATATTCATTACAATCACACGAAATAATGGATAAATTTAAACAGACCTGTTTGTTAAATAATGGCGTTGATTATCCTATGCAATCGCAAGAAGTAAGGGATAAATCAAAAATTACTTGTATTCTAAATAATGGCGTTGATTATCCTATGCAATCGCAAGAAGTAAGGGATAAATCAAAAATTACTTGTATTCTAAATAATGGCGTTGATTATCCTATGCAATCACAAGAAGTAAGAGAAAAATCTAAACAAGTTTGTTTAGACAAATATGGTTTTGAATATCCTATGCAAAATGCTGAATTATCTGAAAAACAATCTAAAAATGCTTATAAACTCAAAGAATTTATATTTCCTTGTGGTAATAGCATACAAGTTCAAGGATACGAACCATTCTTACTTAAAAATCTTGTTGAAGAAGGATATATATACGAAGATATAATAACTAAAAGAACAGATATACCTGTAATATGGTATAAA